AGGACGATGCGTGTCCCCCAGGGCACCGCCCCGCGCGCGCCGGTTACGCCGCTGAATGTCCAGGGCAATAGCAACCGCCTGCTTGGGGTCATACTTCTCGGACCGCAACTGACGGATGTTGTCGGACACGGCCTCCTTCGAGGCAGACTTACGCAGGGGCATTTTCCGGTCCTACTGTCGGCTCCATGTCCTTTGCGGAACTATTCATCAGAATGGCGTGTGATGCCGCAGCAAGGCCTCCGACGAGCATCACATCCTGCGATCCCGAATTGGATGCGTACCGGTAGGCGATGTTCGTGTTTGGCCGCACTCCCGTCATCGCCACAGCCATGAACTCGCCGCGCCTCGCACGCGCCAGCCAGTCCTCCAACGCCTCAACCACAGACGGATAGGCTCCGCCTTCCGGAATGTCCTGCCCCCAAAGCGGGACGATCTTTGCAGTTTCCATGGGCACCCTCTCAGTTCACGAAGAACACGGACATGCCGTGCCCGAGCACATCGTTTGCCGCCCCGGTCGTCGGGCTCGCGCCCGTCACCTTCAGCACGATAGCGCCCGTCGTTACCTCGGTCCCGATCAACGGCACCGGCACCGGGAACGGCGTGCTGCCGGCCATGCCGAACCCGCTCCCGATCTGCGCCGACGCGCCGGTCCGGTTGAGCATCAGCCGCGCGTTCCACCCGACGTTGTTGTTCGTCAGCACGCCCGACGAGAACACCAGCGACGTCCCGAACCACAGCTTGACCGTCTTGTCGTTGCCGTTCGCCGCGAAGGACCCGAAGGCCTCGATCACGATGCCCTGGTTGTTCGCATCCAGGCACGACGCCGGCAGCGTGTAGGTGAACAGCGTGTCGTCCGTCAGGTCCGCCAGGTTCCCGATCCCGGCGGCAGAGCTCTGCTTCGACAGCGCGCCCGTGGGCAGAAAGGTGGTCGATGACGTCGAGCCCGCATTGATCAGCGGCGGCGGCTTGAAGGTGTTGGTCCCGGTCCAGACGTTGTTGGAGGACGTCGAGATGTAGGACGAACCCAGGCGGTCGTAGATGGCCCCAAGCTGACGCAGGATGTTCGTCAACTGGACGTTGGTCTGATCCAGGCCTTCGACCTTCACGGATGGGAACATCATCGCCGGCCCTCCCTCTGAATCTCAGCCAGCGGCTTGCCGTAGCGCCAGAAGGTGTTGAGCGTCGTGCATTCCACCTTGAACTGCATCACCCGGCCACGGGCCCGGACGATGAAGTAGGGCGTCTCGGCCGTCACGGTGTAGGGCCCATAGGTCCGCACCGGATACCCCGGGTTCGGCACCAGCATGTCCGACACGTAGACCGTGATCTGCACCACCCCGCCATCCGACAGCGTGAAGTCCGGCAGGATGCGCTTGAGGGTGACAAATTCCTCCCCCTCGCTCATCTGGAAGAAGCCGGTCAGGAACCAACTATCCAGCGGCTCCCCATCGAAGTCGTCCGAAATCTCGAACTGCTGGATCAGGTTGTTGTAGTCCGCCCCGATTGGCGTGCCGACCACCGACTGATCCGCCCAGGCCGAGAGCATCAAGGATCCCGAGCCCACGTCCCACAGGTTCTCCAGGGAGTTCCACTTCACATAGGCGTTGCACACCCCTTCGCTGCCCTGCGTCGGATACCACCACGCAAACTCTGACATCGACGAGTTCACCGCGCAGAACACGGCGTCCTGGTAGTTCTTGTCGATGTTGTCGAACACGAAGTCATGCACGTTGCACGGCAGGGTCTGCACTCCACCGCCGCGGTAGATGAAGAACTCGTCCTGCGACATCCAGGCCACAAGCGAGCCGAGGACGCCCACGGCCCGCGGGGCGAGCAACCCGCTATTCTCCCCGATCCGGTTGAACCCGTAGATCAGCGGGAAGCCCACATAGGTCATCGACCACAGATCCAGGTCCGTCCAGATCAGGCCGGACAGCCCGTTCCACAGGCCGGACTGGATGCGGGACCCCGACGACAGCCGGAAGGTGCCCGCCTGATTGACGCTGGTAGCCGTCCAGTCGTTCAGGTCCGCGACGTCGCACCAGCCAATGAGCAGGTCGTCCTGTTCCGTCAGCGTGGCCGAGTAGATTCCCCAGGCCACGGCCTGCTGCTGCGGCGCGGCGACGAACACACCGTTCATGGCAGAAGGGGCGCCCGCCACCGGCGTGGCCACATTCCCCAGGGCCACCGGCGGCGTCCATTCGTAGAGCGTGCCCTGAGCATAGGCCGCGATCAGGTTCTCCCCCCATAGGGCCAGCCACCACGTTACAGGGATGGCAGCCTGCCCGGGCTCCGCCAGTCCGTATGGGCCCGCACTATACAAGCCGGTGCCGTAGGTCCCGGTGGTGGAATCTCCCAGCGGCAATACCAGGAGGTACTCGATGCGGACGTCACCGCCGTTCTCCTGGCCGGTCGCCGTGGCGCTCGCAGCTTCATCGTCGGCAATCGTGTAGACGGGCCCCACGGTCACGACGACGGGATAATACCCCTCGACCGTCAGGCCGCCGACCAGGGTGGGAACACCAACGATCAAGGCCTGCCCGTCGACAAACGTCGCCGCGCCAAGGGTGATCTCAATGGTGTTCAGAAGGTTCGTGGTGTCGAAGGTCAGAACGTCGCCGCCGCCGACCACGCCAGCAATCGCCGGCGTTCCCACTTCAATGTCATACGTTCCCGTCCCCACCGAGGACACAATGTAGAGCCCCTGGAGGGTGATGCCGTCCACATACGTGATGTTCGCGATGTTGATCCACTGCCCAACCACGGGAGCGAAGAACCCGTCCGTGATCGTGACCGTAGTCGACGCCGCTACCGTCGTGAACGGCGCTGGCAGATCACTCGTCGCCTCGACCGGCTGGATCGGGTAAATCTCCCCGTCCTGGTAGACCTGCAAAAGTTCGGTCGTGCCTATCCCGATGAACTGCCGCCCGTTCAAATCCGCCCACGGGAGCAGCGACCGGGCCGTGCCGATGAAGGTGGAGTTGGACAACCGCGCACAGCCGCCGAGCTTCTGAATCTGGCCCATCTTGTGCCGGATCAGGTTCGACATATTCACCCCGGCACCGGTCTGGAGCGCGGTCGCTTGCGTCGAGACGCCGGGCTTCAGCGCCAGGGAGAAGGGGATCAGGCTCATGTGCGCGGCGGCGTGGCGAGCGGCGTTGGCGTGAAGGCCGTCCACCCCGTCCCCTGGCCGCGCATCCTCTGCTCCTGCGCCATCGCGGACGCCAATAGCGTCTGATACTGGCTCTCGTGCGACACCGACTGCTGCGGGTCTGACGACTGCGGCCCGTAGTTTCGCTCCAACCATCCCGTCAGGAACACCATCACGGCGTTCTCGAACAACTCCGGGTAGGTCGTCGACAGATATGTGGTCGGGTTCGTCGCGCTGATCGGCTCCGGCTGGAACAGGCCCGTGATTTCCGCCCGGTAAGCGGCGTTTGGCGTGGGACAAATGACGATGGTGGCATCATCCTGCATCGCCCACCAGCGCCCACGATACTCGGCCGCTACAGGCGATAAGGTCGAAGCCTGCGTCGGCCATACCGTGTCGATGAAATCCAGCGACGTCAGTTGATACTGGTAGCGTGTGCCCGCCGCGGGCAGCGTTGCCGCCGGCATCACCAGCGCCACACCCTCCGGCACCAGCACCGGCAACGGCGTCATGGCCGACAGGTCGATGGTGCGGGACCCGCTCACGGTCGACAGGCTGCTGTTCTGCGTCCTGGCACACAGCGGCGTCATCTCGCGATAGATGCGGTTCTCTGCGTAACTCGTGCCCTGGGGAAACAGAACATCGAAGTCCGGCGGCACGTCCGTATAGGGCGACGGCGCTTGCGTCAGGGCGACGATTACCGCCTTGCGAATACTGTCCCAGGTTTGCGCCGCCACATCATGCCTCCCAAGCCCACAACACCGTGCCGGCCGCCAGGCTGACCGCCGAAAGCACCCCAGCCCAGGGCGTGCCGTTACCCTGCGCCGTTGCCCAGAACATAGCCTGTCCCGGGCCCAGCATCACGTTCGTATCCGCTCCCCACACCGCAGCGCCCGTGGCTATCGCGATCGGGGACACGAACGGGTTGTAGAGCGCAACCCAGGATCGCGCCACATTTGCCGCCATCACCTGTTGCGACACCTGCGCCGTTGCGATCGTGATGGACTGATCCACCTCAGTGCCGGGCGTGGCCACACCGGACGCCGCCGCTATCGCCGCCAGGGCATCCGACTTCGTGGAGGGAATGCGCCCAATGGCCGGCGCGCCCAGCACGTAGACCGAGAACCCCAGGTTAAATGGCGCCACCGGCACGTTGCCACCCTCGATCGCAGGCAGTGTCGTGTTGACCTCCGGCCGGGGATTGATGCGCGGCACGGGGTCGGGCGGCAGGATCACCGTGCGGAATTGCTCTTGAGGGACGTCGTTGCACCGCGCGCAAACCAGAATGCCAAGATCCTGCAAAGCCGGGCCGGTCCACTGAAACTGGCGTCCCAGGTCGTTCAAGAGATACCAGGTGCCGCAACGGTCACAGACGCCGAAGGCAGACGGCTTCCGAGGATTGAGCCGCGCCCGCCCAATGCGGTTTCCGTAGGCCACCCTCAGAGACGCCCGTACATGCCGACGTTCGGGGCAACCAGCGCGCTACCAATCTCCTGGTCATTCGCCGTGAACTCGGCCCAAGCCTCGGCCGCATCCGCTTTGCGCGCGGCAACAACGCCGGGTTCGGAAAACTTGATGGCCAGCCGATGCGCCAGGGCGGCGCACAGGGCGTCATAGGCCCGGTAGGGAATGTCGGGGGTCTGCCCGCCTGTGGGGCTCGCATCCTCCATCCGCAGCAACCCATACCAGACCAGGATGTAGTCAGGGGCGCCGGCGGACGGCACGAGGTAGAGCGTGATCTGCGGCGTGGGCAGGCGCTGGAACCAGTATTGTGTCGGGACCCCCAGCGTGCCCTTAGCCGGCATCATCGCATACTGCTGGCGCGTGAGGGGCAGCATGTAGCGGTCGTTGTCGTCCTGCGCCGACGAACCGTTCACCGTCCGGTAGGTCAGGTCGGTCAGCAATTCCACCTGCTGCGGCAGCGCATAGGTCGCCGTGCCGGCCGCCAGATTGATGGTGCCGCTGGTGACCTTCCAGAGGGAAATTCCCATATTTCCCCACCGGCTCATCTCCAGGTTGAGGCTCTGGTGGGCGCTGGTCAGATGGGACCGGGTGAGCGCCGGCCCCCTGATCTGAATGCGGTCGAATGCCTCAGACAGAAGCTGGGCATTCGCCATCTCGAACGCGTAGGTGCCGGAAGTGGTCATTGCTCACGCCCCCATGGCGGGGCCGTTACCGGCTCCGATACTTCGTCACGTCCTTGCCGGTTCCGTGGTTGTCCACCGGCATCGTTCCACCCTCATAGGGCTTCTTCTTCATGTTGCCCGCGCCAGACAGCGGGGCGGAGGGGGTCATCGCGCCACCGCGCGCGCGACGTGCCAGGCCCGGCGCGTCTTTCATGGCCATCGGCTGCTTCATCTTCTTCATCGGGGTCCACTCCTTACGAGATAATGCCGGCTTGCATCGACTGCATCGTAACCTGTCCCGTGCCGGCCGTCACGGTTACACGATGGGCCATCACGGGCTGATTGGCGAAGTTGCCATCAGACGTCGCCGTCAGGCCGCGAAGTGTCGGGTGCGGCCATGCGGTGGGGGGCACATAGGACGTCGGCAGCAACGAGAACTGCTGCGGTTCAGCCTCCTGCGACGTCCCGGTCTTGTTGGGATCGTCGTAGGTGTACTCGACGGTATAGGTCGCGGTGCCGGTGTCGATCACGACACCCACGGACAGCGCCCAGAACGCCGCCATGAAGTTGTCCATGATCCACGCCGAGGACCCGACGCCGTTGGC